ATTATTTTTTCCCCCAAATGTATTTGAAGTTGTTGTCATTAAGTTTCGTTTCGCTTGCTATCAGGTCGTGGTAGAACCAGAAGCGGTTGCGATGATCGGTTCCTCAAACGCAATTCTGCATCCTGCCGCATTCAGAGCAGTTGTAAGTGCCGCATCATAAGTCAGACCAGAATTCTGCTGTGCGCGAGTGGTGTGTACATAACCAACCTTCAACACTGCAACCTGCGGATGAGACTCATAAGCGTCATGCAGAAGCAGACCGATAGCACCTGTCCACGGAGTAGCAGAAACAACTTTGCCATCCTTATCGACTGGAGTACCTGCCCTGACAACCTTTTCTCCGTTGTCTGCCGTAGTGTTGACACCTGTGTAATCAACTGTCATTGCAACGGCTTCATTCTCTTTGCGGTTAAGAATTTCGATCTCACGGCTAACTGCCAGAGAATCAACTTTCATGTCACCTCTTGCCATGTCGTTTTCCCCCTTTAAAGGTAATTGCTGATAATGTTTTCCTGAGTTCCTTTATTGGCTGATTTCTGAGCATCGACATACTTCTTTGCAAATGCCATTGCAGGATCGTCTTTGCTTGAATCACCTTGACCTGCGGCAACATCAATTTTGTTGTCCGCAATAAATTTCTGAAGTCTATCTTCCCCAGCTGTCTTTTTGACGGACTCTACAAACTTGCCAAGAGCATCAAAAAAGGCATCTGCGTTATCCATTGCAGGAATAACTGATGCCATCTCGTCCGCGCCTTTTTCGTCCATTCCAAAACCAATAAGACGCTTGCTATATTTAATTGTGCGCAGTTCTGTGCGAACCTGTTCCAGTTCTTCTGCACTTTCGCGCTGTGCTTCTGCTTCTCTCTCGGCATCTGTCATCTTTGCTCTGAGATTTGCATTAGCTTCATTCAGCTGACCTTTCAGCTTCTTGGCTTCTTTCGCATTCTTGTCGATTGCGTTTTTGAATCGTTCCGCATCGGCTTTTGCCTTGGCAAGTTCTGCTTTAAGACTTTCAAGCGATTCCTCGCCATCTCCATCCGTATCATCGGAACCGTCTGCACCATCAGTGCCAGAGCCGCCGCCAGACCCTTCTCCACCTTCTGCAAAACCATCTCCACCAAGTACATCAGCACCGTCAGGAGCAACTCTTCGTGCGTGTTTAAAGATCCGACTTTGACCATAATGGTTGTTCATAAACTTCATAAATTTGACCTCTTTCTGCTTTTTATGTCTGTGCTGACCTTGCGTTTTATTATCCAGACATTCTCTGTCTGCCTGTGTTTTGTACGTCTTCTCTGACGATTGATATATAAATAAAACCGCCATAAGCGGTAATATCTTTAAAAGAATCGAATGCCGCACCGACACCCAATAATTTCTTCGTCACTCGGTGAAAATTGTTCATCCCTTGGGAATTGCATCATTCCACCTTGCAAAATAAACGGCTCATTTATTGGTTTTGTAATGCCGTTTACTTCTGCATGGCTTTCTCTTTCATGACCATCAATGATAGTCAGCCATTGTTTGAATGATTTCTTCCTGACAACTTCTGAATATTCCGTATGCGACCAAACCGTATTAGATTCGTTCTCTGCAATAGCTCTTGCCCTGTCCTTGGAATAGAAGTACGGATCATCCTTGTGCCTGTCAGTTGCCGCAACAATATCTGCTGTTGCCTGATTTACCCTGTTGATAATATAGAGGTCTATCTCGCTAGGGAAATCAGGATTTGCCTGTGGTTGTTGTGGTCTGTCTGGCAATTGTACAGGCGGTTGATATCTCGCAGAATCATATGTCCGTGTGATACCAACGTTATCTCTGTAATACGCATCGCTTACATAGTATCTTTGTTCAACAGATAACTCATGTCGTGCCAGTTCCATGTAGCGTTCGCGGATTTCCTGTAATGCCACAGTATATTGCGGATTATCTCGCGTATAAAACAAGAAAGACATCAGCCAGACCATCTCATCCTCTAAGCGGTTGGCAAACGTCTTTCGTAATCGTTTCTGTTCAGTTGTTATCGGCATCTCATCAAAAAACTGATCTATCGGAAGACTCCGATCATAACCGACAAGTTGATTCAATGCATCAAAGGTAGTAACGTCAATCATATTGCTACCTCATCAGTTTTGGTTTGTGCTGATTGACCCGATAAACGGTGAGTTCGAACTCTGATCCGAAATGTCCTGCAATGTTCTATCCTCGTTTGTCGTATCAGCTTTCAGTGTGGTATCACTTGAACCTGTCGATGTTGATGTCGGATCATCAGCAAACATCTTGTGTTGCTTCTGTTCAATTATGGGTTTGCTATCATTCCACACTGTCTCAGCGTCAGGACTAATCTCCGACAACTTAATAGCATGTCTTCCATGCATTCCTGCATTAATCAGGGTTGCCATTGTGTTTGCCTTGATCGAAAGATCATAGTTCTTGTTACGGTTGAAATGGAAATCCACATCAGATGCACGTACCGTTCTCAGCGGAGAATCTTCCTCAAGGACTCTGCTCGGAACAAGTTTGATTGCTCTCAGAATCAGCCGCAGTTCCTCTTTGAATCCTCTACTGACTACACCTTCTTCGCGTGATGCATCGACCTCTGCCATGTTCCATCCAGATGCCATTGACGTTGCCTGACCTGTGGATCCACCGCCAAGAGATTCCTGCTGAATCGGAACTTTGCATTTCTGCAACAGACGATTCCATTCAAATGAGATTGCGCTCAGTGTTGCCGCAGTATCAAGACCACTTGACAGCGGTTGAATCTTCGGATTCTTTTCTGTTCCTGAGTATGTCAGCACCCAATCTCCAGACTCAGGTTTTTTCTCTGTTCCATCTGGCTGAGTAAATGACACATCATTTGCCCACCATATCTGTTGAACAGTTTGTGCAGTATCATTTGCCAGATCCGAAACAAGAATATTCAAACCATCCATATATGAAATATGACGTTCAAACACACCTGTACGGTCGATTGCTCTGTTGTATTCAATGACAGGGATCATACCAAGTACATTGACGGACTCTTTGATTTCAATATCATTTACAACAGTGTTGCCGACTCCAGACAGTTCATAAACCTTCTTGTCCGTATAACAAGTGAAATGATATTTATCATCCTCGCCTTTGACATACGTGACTCCAAGAACCTTTTTCTGACCGACGCCTTGATTGTAAACGCAGAATGCATATCTGGAATCCAATGTATAAAGATTTACAAGTGCATACTTGCTTTCCTCTTCATCGAATTCTGTTTTTACCTCGATAAGCCTGTGACCGATACCACATTTCTCAACGAAATCTCCAAGAATCTGGTTCTCATATGAGATATCCAATGCGTTCAGCAACATCTCGTTCAGAGCCGAAATGCCAAGATCATCAGACTTCGGATCGTTCTCAGTGCGTCCTTCTTTATCCGCGTGCTGAATTAAAACAGGCGGAGTCCCCCAGAAGTATCCCTTCTTAAACTCCACCACGTAATTTGCCGCGTTTTCCGAAATGGTACAATTGATTTCGGGGCGAACTATCTTTTCTCTTTGCAACGGCTGTTCACCAAGCTCGTAGTCAAACAGAAATTGGATCTCTGCCTGATTCAAGTTGTGAGTTCCAATAGCATTGCTGAGAACTTCCAGAAGATTGTCTCTATTCACTTCTTTAGCTGTCGTATAGATCCGTCTCCTTCCGCGAAGCTGATCCCTTACGTTTACGCTTTCGATTGTTCTGTTTGACATACTTACCACCAAAAGTAACGCCACTCCCAGTTTTGCGCTTATCAAACGTTGCTGGAACCCTGACAAACACTTTACCGTGGCGGCGTAATTGTCGTAGCGCGTCCTTGCGCTTGCTGTTTTCGGATTTTTCCATATATCATATTACCTTATATATACGAACTTCGTTGGTCAGAATGTGCTAATTTTCTAGGTATTTCATGGAGAACTCTTGCAACGCTTCGCCATGCATGTGACGGACTCGTTCGTAACTAAGTCCTATATCACAAGCTATTGCTTCTAACCTGCGTTCTCGATAATCCTCTTCCAAGTAACGTCTGCTGAGTATTTCGACATACTCAGGTCGGCTCAGAGAATTGATTTTGTCTACGCAATCGTTATACATATCGAGATA